AGCAACGGTTGTGAGATAATAGGCCATGGCAAAAAGAAAAAAGTCAAAAGAAACCAAAAAACGTATCTTAATGCGTTGCGCGTCCGCTGTTAAAAAAGATGCGGTTAAACGTGAAGTGATTGATGGCCAAGAGCATATTATTATTAGCTCTTTTACTATGCCAGACAATATTGTGATGAATGGCGTGTTATATCCGGCGTTAGAGATTGAAAAAAGCTTTCAATCTTTAGAGCGTACGCTTGCGCCTATCGGTCACCCTTCAACAGAGGATGGCGGCTTTTTATCTGCAAGCGATCCAGCGGCAATTAATAATTTCTACGCAGGGGCGTATAACGATAACGTCCAGCAAGTTAATGGTCGCGTTAGTCTGGATAAAGTGATTAACGTCAATGAGGCATCAAAGACAGAGCGCGGCAGGCAGTTGCTTGAACGTGTGGAAGAAATCGAAAGCAATGATAACGCGCGTCCCATTCATACATCTACTGGCGTGTTCTTAGAAATTGATCATGTAGAAAATAGCTCAACATTTAACGGCGCAGAAACTAACGCTGAATATTCATTGATAGCCAAAAACCTAGTCTTCGATCACGATGCTATTTTATTAAATGAGATTGGAGCCGCTCAGCCGCATCAAGGCGTTGGAATGGCGGTAAATTCAGGCTTAGAGATACATAATTACAATTTGCAGGCTGCTAGTACGGGTGAAACCGTGTCGGCATTTAATGACGATGAAAAACCAAAGGGTGACGACATGAAAGAACTGATACTAGCGGCGCTAAATGCTGCCAAGGTGAAAACAGAGGGGCTTGATGATGATCAACTCCTTGAGGCTTTCACAAAGCTTAATGCCGAAGAAGAGAAAAGCGAAGAAATTACGACTAACGCGACCGACAACGAAACGGCAAAGGCACTGGCTAGGATTGCAGTTCGCCTCGATTCGATGGAAGTGGCTTTGAATGAAAAATCTAACGATGAAGTTGAGCAGCTTGCAACAATCGTTGGTGAGAGTGAGCTATACGCCAATCTCGATAAAGGCGAAGCTATGAAACTCGGGTACGACACATTGAAAGCAATGGCTGCTAATTGCGGCAAATCTTTTGGATTAAACACTAACGATGACGCTGGAGATTTTGACTACTCCGGCGACATGCCAGAATAAGGGGATATTATGTCTATTCAAGGTAAGAGAGTAATTTGGGCCGGCCCTGCTGGCAGTGCTAACAGTAAGCCGTTAACTGCTGAAGCCGTAGCAACTCAGGCGGATATTAAGCCAGGTATGGTGTTGTCTCGCTCCGGTTCAGGCTTTGCGAAAAATGCCAATGCAGCCACTAAATTTGGCGAGCAGAATTTATTTGCTGATAAAGATCAGATGCGTTCAAAAAGCGTCGATGATTTATGGGCGCAGAATGAAAACATGGTGGCCATTGTCCCGCGATCAGGTGAGGCCGCTAATGTGCTGGTTATTACCGCGCAGACATTGATTGTAGGCTCACCGCTTTCCCGATCTGGAACCGCTGGAGTGTTAAAACTAGCAGTAACACCAGCCACAGTTGGCGCGACAAGTGAAGAAATCGTAGCCTTTGCAGGTGAGGCAGTAACAACAACCGCAACACAGCTTGTAGCTGTTAACTTTGCATAAGGGTGATTTATGATTTTTTCTAAAAAGATAATCGGCAATAGCCGAACCGGGAAGGCTCAGTACGCTGAAGTGCAGAATTCTCGTGAAATGTCAGCGCGACAAGAGCAAATGTTTGCCAGAAATGGCTTCATGGCTCTGAATGACGGCTTGATCCCTCGTGATGTGTACCAAGAATTTGACCGAGTAGCAGTAGAAGAAATGAATTCTGATAACGGTGATACGTTTCTGAATGATTTAATGCCACTGTCAAAAGCTGTAAGCATTGGAACGCTGGTTAATAAGTTCCGCCAAGTTTCTAACGCTGGTGTTGCACAAACTAGCATGACTGGTCAGATTGGCGCTCGAATGGATCAGGTGGAATATAAATATGACGGAACCATTGTTCCGATTCATGACACTGGCTTTAGTCGAAATTTTCGTGAAGTTGCTGCTCATACTTCGGCAGGGTTTGACGCTCTTATCGATGATAACCGAGAGCATATAATCACTATCCGGGACAAAATCGCCGACACCTTTATGTCTGGCCACAAGGACAAAGACGGGAACGTAATTGTTGTAGATGGCGCGCAATGGCAGGGCATGACCGCTGATGCGCGAGTCGCTCAGGTTAATATTGTTCTTGACTTTACCTCTTCAGCAAACACTGGCGATCAGATCAAGGCGGCGTTTATTAGTGAATTGCGTGATGTAATGTGGATCACAAACAAGTGTGAGCGTGATATTACATATTATATTTCCCGCGAAATCATGAGTAATTTGGAGCGTAAATTCTCCACTAATTACGATGGTAAGAAAATCATTGATGAGCTGAAGGGTTTAATGGGCGTTGCTGATATTAAAGTGACCTCCAAACTTTCAGGTAATCACATCATGGGTTTCCCGCTAAATGGTGGCGTTAGACCTATTGTTGGAATGGCAGTCAATACAGTGGCCTTGCCTCGTCCACTATACAACTCTAATCATGAGTTTAATGTGTGGGCTGCAATCGGCTGGGAAGTGAGAGAAACATTCTCTGGCTTGTCTTGTGCCATTAACGCTGATTAGAGGCTGACATGAAATACACTGTTGAGCATTCTAAGCAATATTTCCAGCGGAACGGCAAAACCGAGCACGTTAAGCAGGGTTCAGTTGTTGAGTTAACAGCGGATCAGGCTAAGCGTCTCGGTGATAAAGTTAAGCCGGTTGAAACTGGAAAGCGTAAAGCCAAATAGTTGAGGTAGCAATGGGTACGACTCCGCAAGATGTACGGGATATAACAGGCAGCAAGTTATCAGATGATGATATGTGTGTATTCATATCGGCTGCTGAAGGCTTGCTTCTTTTAATACCTGACCAGACGGAGTTGCTGCCCACTGCCAGCCTTAATATGGCACGCGCTTTTTTATCAGCGCACATCTTAACGATGACGAAGAAGGGCGGCGATTTAAAGGCCATCTCCAGTGAGGGGTTGGGCGGGAAATATGATGTTGATTATACTGTAGCTAATCTTGGCGAGGGTATAATGGGCACGACATACGGCCAAACCGCTAATATAATGCTATCTGGAAGATTGGATGAAATAGGCAGGCCGGAAGTTGGCATGTTCTCGGTTGGTTCGATCTGATGCCGGAATATTTCAGCGCCAACATATCCTCATTGTTAGACCGGATTGGAAAAGCTGTAGTGATTCGCAATTATACAAATACGGGCGACAAGTTTAACCCGGTTAGAACTGCGGTAGATTCTGATGCCATTGGCGCGTCATTTTCTTATGATGTTTCAGAGGTTGATGGAACGGCAGTTAAGCGCGGGGATCGTGAATTCTTTTTATCAAGCGCGGTTGAAGTATTGCCCACCTCCAAAATTATCGACACAGAAGAATATTCGATTATTTCAATTGATCGAGTCGAAGCAAGTGACGGAATAGCGGTTTATATAGCACAGGGGCGCTCATGAGTTTTGCTGCTGATGTTAAAAAGTTTACGGAAAAGACAAAGGGCAAAAATAGAGATGTTGTAGTGAAAACGTTTGTATCTCTTGGGACGCTGATTGTATCGCGAACGCCGATTGGAGATCATTCTATCTGGAGCAGCCCTGCGCCTGACGATTATACCCCAGGTACGTTAGTGAATAGCTGGACGGCATCAACAGCGGTGAGAAACCCATCAAAAGTAAGAGGGCCAAACCCAACTGGGGCCGAGTCATTAGCAAGCATAAATAACGTGTCTACGCTGGCTCCTGGTAGAATTGCCTCCATATTAAACCCAACACCATACGCCAATAAAATAGAGTACGAAGGGCATTCTACGCAAGCACCAGCGGGTATGACTAGGCGAACGGCGGCAGAGTTTAAGCATCTTGTAGCGGTGGCAATAAATGGCACTAAGTAGCATTAAAACAGATTTATTTAATAGGTTGGAAGGCTTGGTGGGCTTGCCTGATATTTATTATCCGAATATTGATTCAGTCGAGCCTGACGGGGAATATATAAAGCCGGATATTTTGCCTATCAATACTATTCCTGTGGGCATGGCAGCTACAGACAAAGAGGCCGGAATATTCCAAGTTTTGATCTACATAGAAAAAGATGTAGGAGAGATTAAAGCGACTGATTATGCAGCGCTTATACTTGCCGGATTTAGCAGAAATTTAAACCTGACTAACGTTAGGATTGAAAGTACGGGCAGCATTGGCGCTGTGTTTTACAGTGGCGGGAAGCAGGTTACGCCGGTCACTATTAATTATTTAAAAATAGGTTAAGGGGTTTATCATGGCTTCAAATGTTTATACAGCGGCGGGAACGGTATTTTCAATCAGTGCCTCTTTGCCAGCAGCGCACACTATTGCAGGATTTGAGGCGTTAACATATACGCCTATTGCCGAAGTGGTTGATGGTGGGTCCGGTGGTAAGCAATATAATCTTGTTGATCACTCCGAGCTTGGTGAGCGTGAAGTAAAGCAGGTTAAAGGCTCATTTACTCAGGGTACGCGTGAGTTATCGCTAGGTCGAGACATTAACGATGCAGGACAAAGAATTGTCCTTGATGCGCTTGATGACGACAACCTTTATTCGTTTAAAATCCTTTATCAGAACGGTGACATTAATTATGTTACAGCTCGCGTAACTTCTTACACTGATGAAATTGGCACTATCGATTCTATTATCAGTTCAAAGGTTGGCACGGCTCAAGAGAATGAATCTCTTCGTCTTGTTGCCACTGGAATTCTAACGTTTACGAATACAGCTGGCTTAACATACGACACTGATGGCGATTTTACAGCAACTCAGGCGTCAACTGATGGCTCTGGCTCTGGTGCGGAATTTAGCGTAACGATTGCGGCAGGTGTTATCTCTGTTATAACGCTAACCAAGACCGGTACGGGGTACATTCCAACTGAAGCCGTGACGTTAGCGGTTGCTGGGTCTACACCGGGTACGGCGGCAGTGGTCACGGTATCAACAATTGTAACAGCACTATAAAACTAGGTTTTGCGGCTAGGAGGTGCTCCCCTCCGAAAGAGGTCTCTTCAACCTTTGCCGCAATTTTACTCGCTGATAGAGAGGATTTATTATGAAGATTATTTTTAACGACACAGCCGATTTGCAACTATTACACCCTGTAACGAAAGAGCCTTTATCACTTGGCAAGGGTAAGCCGGTCGTGGCCATTATTTACGGAACGCACACGTCCGCTTATATAAACGTGGTGAACGAGGCGAAAAGGGACGCGCTAAACAAACGTCTTGCTTCAGGCGATGAAGAAAAGAGCGAAGCTGTTACGCTTGCGGATATTGAGAAAGAGCAGGACAACCAGCTCGATTTTCTATGCGCGTGTGTAAAAGGGTTTAAAAACCTCGAAATTGAAACGGAAAACGGCAAGCTTGATCCGAACGATATACGCGGCGTTCTTAGTAAAACGCACTGGATTAAAAACCAGATAGATCTGGCCGTGGTGAAAGATGACCTTTTTTTGCAGGGTGCGAAGACAGCCTGATTCTATATGCGCGGCACCTCGCTTGGCTCCGGTCAAGCGAGAAAGGCGCAGATGAAACACGGTTAGAGCTTCGCAGGAAAAGCGGTTTATCTGACACCATGCCGGATATTGCTGGGTTGGAGTATATTGCAACCTGGCTTGATGATTTGGGTTATGTTAATTCAGGCGTTAGCGGCGCAATCCCTCTGACGCACGGCGATTTAAAAGGCTGGCTTGAGTTGACCGACACAGAAATAACAAGGTGGGAAATTAATATTTTAATAAAACTTTCCCGTCAATACTGCTACCAGTCGAGCATGAGTGATGGCAAAGACGCGCCAGCACCATTTCAGGCTGAAGTTACACCGGAGGAAATAGCAAGAATTCGCAAGAAGGCCGACGAGAATATAAGAAACTTATTTTAAAGGGGCCGCATGGCTGATGATGTTGCAGTATTAGCGATAAAGGTAGATTCAAGAGACATCAAAAAAGCTGATGGGTCGCTTGATGACTTTTCCGACTCAGCATCAAAGGCCGAGCGGGCAACTGATAAGCTTGGAAATAGCCAATCAAAAGGCGCTGGCAAAACAAAGAAATATTCGAGGGCCACTAAAGAAGCAGAGTCAGCAACCAAAGGCATGACTCGGGCAGTGAAGGCCGCTGCATCTGCCATGGTTGTGTTTGCGGCAGCTTACGCGACAAAAGAGGTTATCGAATTCGCTGACGCATGGACTAACGTCCAGAATAAGCTGAAAACCGTTACAGATACGACCGAAGAATTAACGGCGGCAACAGAA